TGGAAAATGCTCCTCCAAATTCATTTTTTTTAGAATACATTGCAAGACCTCAAACTTCTGAAATGTTTTTTGAAGATGTGCTTATGGCTTGTGTGTTTTACGGAATGCCTATATTAGCTGAAAATAACAAACCTAGGTTATTGTACTATTTCAAAAGAAGAGGATACAGAGGCTACTCAATGAACAGACCGGATAAGATATGGAATAAGTTATCGGTAGCTGAAAAAGAAATAGGCGGAATTCCAAACTCCAGCGAAGATATTAAACAAGCTCACGCAGCTGCTATAGAAGCTTATATAGATAAATACGTAGGTTTAAAAGCAGATGGGCAATATGGGGACATGTATTTCAACAACACCCTAAACGATTGGGCGAAATTTGATATAAATAAAAGAACAAAGTTTGACGCCGCTATAAGCTCGGGGCTTGCTATAATGGCCTGTAATAGGCATTTATATAGGCCAGTTGCTCCTGTTCAAAAACAAAAGTTAAATTTAAATATTGCTAAATATAAAAATAGCGGTACAATATCGAAAATAATAAAATAACGTATGGCTGAGTCAGTTGTAAAAAGTTTTTTTCCTAGCCAAGTTGCTAGTGACGAAGAAAAAATGTCATCAGAGTATGGCCTTCGGGTAGGTAGAGCCATTCAGGACGAGTGGTTTAAATCGGACTCCGGCACTTCGAGATATAGAAGCAATCAAAATACATTTCATCATCTAAGATTATACGCAAGAGGCGAACAGCCAATACAAAAGTATAAAGATGAATTATCAATAAACGGGGATTTATCATATCTTAATTTAGACTGGAAACCAGTACCAATTATTTCTAAATTTGTAGACATATTAGTTAATGGTATTTCAGAAAGGTCTTTTGATATAAAAGCTTATTCACAAGATCCTTATGGCGTAAGCAAAAGAACTGCTTATATGGAATCCATTATACGTGATATGCAGACCAAAGAGCTAAACGAATTTGCAGAAGCAGAATTTGGTATTAATCTTTTTGAAAACAATCCAGATCTTTTACCCGATAGCCAAGAAGAATTAGAGCTACATATGCAGCTAACGTATAAACAAGCTGTAGAGTTAGCTGAAGAGCAGGCAATACAAACTTTGTTAAAAGGTAATAATTATGATTTAACAAAGAAAAGAGTTATATACGACCTATCTGTTATAGGTATTGGGGCTGTAAAAAATAGATTTAGCAAATCCGAGGGTGTTGTTGTTGATTATGTTGACCCTGCTAATTTAGTTTATTCGTACACTGAATCACCATATTTTGATGATATATATTATTGCGGCGAGGTTAAAAGTATACCTTTAAATGAACTAAAAAAGCAGTTCCCCGATTTAACACAAGAAGACCTAGAGCAGATATCTAAGCAGGGCTTTCAAAACAATGGCTTTTACGACAGGACTATGAGAAATTACGATCAGTCCGACAGTAACACCGTACAAATACTGTACTTTAATTTTAAGACTTATATGAATGAAGTTTATAAAGTTAAAGAAACCGCTACAGGAGCAAGTAAAATATTAGTAAGAGACGATCAATTCAATCCGCCTATTGAAATGCTTGAAGAGCAATTTGGAAAACTTTCAAGGTCATTAGAGGTTTTATATGAGGGTGTTTTGGTTTTAGGAACTGACTTTTTGCTAAAATGGGATATGGCAAAAAATATGATGCGCCCAAAAAGTGATCACACTAAAGTGCTCATGAATTATAGTATTGTTGCCCCAAGAATGTATAAGGGCAAAATTGAATCTATAGTTAGCCGTATAACGGGATTTGCTGATATGATACAGCTAACGCATCTTAAATTACAGCAAGTGATGGCAAGAATGATACCAGACGGTGTTTATCTTGACGCTGACGGCTTAGCTGAAATAGATTTGGGTAATGGAACAAACTATAATCCGCAGGAAGCCTTAAATATGTTTTTCCAAACAGGTTCTGTAATAGGAAGATCATTTACTCAAGAGGGCGATATGAACCCTGGTAAAGTGCCCGTACAGGAAATAGCAAGCGGATCTGGTGGTCAAAAATTACAGTCTTTAATATCTACGTATAATTATTATTTACAAATGATACGTGATGTCACAGGTCTTAATGAAGCCAGAGATGGCAGCGCGCCTGATTCAAGAGCTTTAGTTGGTATTCAAAAAATGGCCGCTGCGAATTCTAATACCGCAACAAGGCATATATTGGATGCTGGTCTTTTTATAACTGCTCAAACCGCGGAGTGCTTATCATTAAGAATATCAGATATATTAGAATATTCACCATCAAGAGATGCTTTTGTACAAAAAATAGGTGGGCATAATGTCGCTACATTAAAAGAAATGTCCGATTTGCATCTTTATGATTTTGGTATATTTTTAGAATTAGCGCCAGACGATGACGAACGTTCAATGTTGGAAAATAACATACAGACAGCTTTGTCGGCTGGCCTTATAGATCTATCTGATGCAATTGACATAAGAGAAATTAAAAATATAAAGTTAGCAAATCAAGTTTTAAAAATACGTAGAAAGCGTAAGCAAGAGCAAGACCAGCTAATACAGCAGCAGAATATACAAGCTCAAGCGCAAGCAAACGCACAAGCTCAAGAGGTAGCTGCCGCTGCTGAAGTACAAAAGAATCAAGCTTTAACGTCTCAAAAAGCTCAGTTGTTACAAATGGAAAATAATTTTGAATTGCAAAAAATGCAAGCTGAGGTTGCGGCTAAAAAAGAATTGATGGCTCAGGAATTTCAATATAATATGCAATTAAAAGGCGTAGAGACATCAGGTCAAGCACAGAAAGAAACACAAAAAGAAGACAGAAAAGACGAAAGAACAAAGCTGCAAGCAACGCAACAAAGCCAACTTATAGAGCAAAGAAAAAACAATACGCCTCCTCAAAGCTTCGAATCTAGCGGAAACGACATCATTGGCGGAGGATTTGACTTAGGTTCCTTCGAGCCTAGGTAATAATAATAGTAATAATTATATAATATTTTATCATGTTAGAAAACCAAGAAGAGGTTCTTGACTCCCAAGAGGAAGTCCAAGAGCAGCCTGCTGCTGAAAATAAAGCACCAGAGCAAAATGTAGATTCGCCTGTATCCCAGGATGATGAAGGCACAATAAAAGTAGATTTTACTAAACTCAATAAAGAAGATGCCGTTCAAGAGCAAAGCACAGATGACAGCGATGATGTTGTCGGAAAATCCCAAGACAGTAGCAACAGCGAAGAAGTGGTTGAAGAAGTACGGGAGCCCGAACAAGAAGAATCAACTGTTCTCGAAGAAGTAACTGAAGAAGAAGTTGTTGAACAAGTAGAGCAGCTCACTGAGCAAGTTGAACAAGCTATAGTCCAAGCCGACGCTGGCATTGATTTGCCAGAAAATATTCAAAAAGTTGTTGACTTTATGAATGACACAGGCGGAAGTTTAGAAGACTATGTAAAGCTTAATACCGATTATTCTGCATTAAACGAAGCACAGCTTATTAAAGAATATTATGAAACCACTAAACCTCACTTAGATAAAGAAGACATAGAGCTTCTTATGGAAGACTTTTCATATGACGAAGAGTTAGATGAGCCAAAAGAAATACGTAAAGCTAAAATTGCTTTTAAAGAAGAAGCCGCTAAAGCAAAGCAACATCTTGAAAAACTTAAAAACAATTATTACGAAGAAATTAAAGCTGGGTCAAAACTAAATCCAGAACAACAAAAAGCCGTTGACTTTTTTAGTAGGTACAATAAAGAACAAGAAACCGTTAAAAAGGAAAACGAACAACAAGCAAAAATATTTTTACAGCAAACTGATACTGTTTTTAGTGAGAATTTCAAAGGTTTTGATTATTCTGTTGGAGACAAAAAGTATAGGTTTAAAGTTAAAGATACCACGGAGGTTAAAGACACTCAAAGCGACATCAATAATTTCGTCAAGAAGTTCTTGAACGACAAAAATGAAATGATAGACGCTAAGGGATATCACAAATCTCTATTTACAGCAATGAATGCTGATGCTGTTGCTAATCACTTTTACGAACAAGGTAAAGCTGATGCAATGAAAAGCAGTATTGAAAAATCTAAAAACGTAGATATGGATCCGAGAGGGACTCATGAGAAAGTTACTACGGCAAATGGTTGGCAAATACGTGCAGTTCCAAACAATAGTGTTAGTGGTTCAAAGTTGAAAATTAAAAAAAGATAATTAACCATTAAAAAATAATAAAATGGCATTTGCAACTTCGCCAACCTCGTTGGCAAACTTAAGTCACTTAACTCCACGCCCTATTAAAGGGTTGTTCGGTGACAACTATCTTTCTGTAGGAGAGATGGATTTTACACAACAATTTCTACCTGAAGTATACGAAAAAGAAGTAGAGAGATACGGTAACCGTACTATCTCTGGATTTTTACGTATGGTTGGGGCTGAAATGCCTATGGCTTCTGATCAAGTAGTATGGTCTGAGCAAGGTAGATTACATATCGCTTATGACGATGTAACAGTAGTAGATACAACTAACCTTACATTCCCAG